TGTTGGATAAGATGCTTAAGCGTCTACCCGAGTCTACACGACCCGGAGAAAAACTAATGCCACAGCGTAACGCCTTTGGTGAAATACGCAGAAAAAGCAAGGACGACACAGGGTCGCTTAGGAAGGGAATCAACCCTCTTTTCTCTTCTGAAATCTCCAACGACATTGTTGATATTGAGATTGAAAACCAAGCGGTAGGTCGTAAACCAATGGGCGACGTCCGTAACATAGCTGGAAACCGTCTTAGTTATCGGGACTACAGAAACGACAAGGACCAAACTGCTTACGACCGTATGCAGGAGCTGTCGGGGACGATAAAGCTTGGCCCTTCTCAAATAACGCTTCGTCAAAACTTGAGAAGGCTAATCGAGTCTAACGCCTACCAACGTCTTCCTCCAATTACTGAACAAAACAGACATAAAGACCACCCAAGGTCTAAAGCAATTACCAAAGTAATTAACGCATACAGAGCAGCGGCTAGACGCCAAACCCACAGAGAGTTCAAAGAACTTAGAGATGACTTAGCTAACCTATTAAGATAAAAAAACCATGCCAAATTCATATACTACAATAACCCTACAAGGTTTAAGCGCTTCCACAGGAATTAACGGATTCGACCAAAAAGTTTTCGGTCCGTTTGATTTTGATTACATCGCTACTGATGACATCAAGTTAATTTTCAAAGAAAGCGGTGAATACCAGTCTATAGCTATTGCTAGTGTAGACCCAGCGACCAAACTGGTGACTATTGTTGCTAATGGCTTGCCTTTTAATTCGTCTCCTGCGGTTGTCTCTGGAGGCACAGCAATTACAAGCGGCACAGCAAGAATCTACAGGTCAACCTCAATTAGTCCTATCGTTGACTTTCAGTCTGGCTCTCGTATCTCAGAGTCTGACTTGGACACCGCTTACAGACAAGCGTTGTTTGCTTCTCAGGAAGTTGTTGAAGACGCATCAGCAAGCGGAACAAGGACACTCCAAGCTACTGATGACATTGTAGACGGAGCGATAAGCGCCCTTAAGTTGGCTTCCAACGCGGTCGAAAACACTAAAATCCTAAACGGAGCCGTCACAGTAGGTAAGCTGGCAGACAACGCTGTGGAGACAGATAAAATCAAAAACCTTAACGTCAACTCTGATAAGCTGGCGGCTGACGCCGTAGAGACAGATAAAATCGACGATGGTGCGGTCACAGCTCCCAAGCTGGCAACGACGTTAGACTTGTCAGGAAAGACTTTGACCTTTCCCTCGGGTGGTATTGTTCAAGGTGAGGTGGATACTGCAACAAAAACCGAAATGGAAACCGAGGCGTCTGCGGGTATCTGTGTTCCATCAACTCTAAAGCACCACCCCGGTGTGGCTGCGGCTTGGGGGGTTATTACTTTTGATGACAACACTCCAGCGTTGCTTGCGGGTTATAATGTGGATAGCAGCGTCGGTGAGCCTGTGAATGACCGTCGAAGTATTACATTTCTTAACGACATGCACAGCGTCAACTATGTAGTCGTGGCCTCGCTTGAATCAGGAGTCAACCAATATCCACCCTTTGTGTTGAACAAGAGTATTTCTGGCTTTGACTTGGATGCTAATGCTGTGGACACAGAAAACTTCACAATGCAATTTGTGGTTTACGGAAAACTAGCCTAATAGACCCATGGACTCCACCCACACCCCAGCAGCAGTAGGCATCGTAGGAATGTTAGGAACCTTTACATTATCGGACATCAACGCTCTCGTTGGTATCGGGGTAGGCTTACTGAGCTTACTTTATTTACTCATTAGAATCCTCAAGGAATGCAAAACGAAGTAAAAAACCAAGAAGAAAAGCTCAACGCCCTCCAAGGGCTGCTTATTGATGAGTTTATCGCCCGTATCAAGTCAGGAGAGGCTGCACCAAGCGACCTCAACGCAGCTAGGCAGTTACTGAAGGATAACGGCATTCACGCCGGGTTATCCAAAGGCAACCCTCTGGAGCAACTGGCAGAAATCTTACCCTTTGACGCAGCATCCAATGGCTAGAAACTACCGAAAAGAATACGACACCTACCACAAGTCAGCGCGACAGAAGAAGCGCCGGGCTGGTCGGAACAAGGCCCGTAGTCTTGTCATCAAGAGGAGAGGCAAAAAGGCAGTTCAAGGTAAGGATGTTCATCACGCAGACCGCAACCCTCAGAACAACGGCTCAAGTAACCTAAAGATTCAGAGCAAGAAGAAGAACCGAGGAAACAATAAGTAATAGTGGATATTCCAGACAAACTAAAAGACTTTAGGAACTTCTTGTATATTGTCTGGAAGCACCTAAACCTACCCAGCCCTACACCTATTCAATATGAAATTGCCGCATACATGCAAGGAGGAGATAGACGAGCTATTATCGAAGGCTTTAGGGGAGTCGGTAAGAGTTGGATTTGCTCTGCATACATTGTTCACCAACTCCTACTCGACCCCGCTAAAAACATACTTGTCGTCTCTGCTTCAAAGACAAGAGCAGATGACTTCAGCACTTTTACACTTAGACTCATCCATGAACTCCCTATTCTCGCCCACCTTAGACCCACAGCCTCACAGCGATTTTCAAAAATCTCCTTCGACGTCGGACCAGCCCCCGCC